CCAGTGCACAGTGCTTCTACTGCTTGTAGTCTAGCTTCCATTGAATCGAAACCCAATATTGCTACATCACGTTCACTAGCGTGCATTTCTTTAAATTCTTCATTGATTTCATGTACATCAATTTCAGGATTAACATCCTTTAAGACGCTTGCTAATGCATTAACTTTGTATTTCCCAATATGTCTGGAATCATATTGTGAAACTCCTAGATTTTCTTCATTTACTTTGTCATAGTCATATAAACACAATCTCTCTGCACCCATTCTTACCAATTGAAGAGCTGCGGAACTACCAATAGCCCCGCAACCCAGTATGTGATAGGTGTATTCATGTATATTATTAACTATGCCATCGTATCGAGACGTTAACTTAGTTGCCATATATTTTCTCCATGTTTACTTTTTAAGAACTGATAAGGATACATATGTTGAATATTATGAAATAACATTCCTTCACCTATTAACTTAATTCTAACATCTGATTTAACAGCTTTTAGTTTCTTATTAAACTTATTAACTTTCTTAGAATATTCATTATAAGGTAATGTCCCTTCCATGTATTCATCATTGACACCATCAACAGCATCAATAGCCCAAGTATGAGAATTATCTTTTGTTAATTCAAGATCTTCAATACCAAATGATTGATTCCAATCGTCTAGCTCTAATTTTTCTTCCCATAAGGTTTTTTGATCTTTATTTACACCATTAGAATAACCATTTTTATAGCTATAAACATTAGATCTAAGATTAAGTGTACTACATTTCTCTTCTACTTCTTTAACTATTGATTGAGGAATTTTTCTAGATGATTGTCCTAGTATTTCAAGATCTGTATCAATATACATTTCTTGAGGTTCCCAAACTTGGATTCTAAATTTATATTCCTCTTTGATATTTACTACTAAAAAAGCACTCCATTTCCCACTTTTGTATTCTTTCATAGTATTTGTATCAGTTCCAGACCAAAAAGCTCCCATATTTGCATGGCTATGCCACCATAAAAATTGTATATTATTTCCATGTTTTAAAGCCATATCAACGTAATAATTAGCCAATGCTTCTTTATCCAGAACACAATTAGCTCCTGATGTCTCTTGTTTTAAGATAACTGGATCAGAGATAATATATTTCTTATCATCATCATCTTTATCAAGCTTAATGATTGCCATTCCGCCAATCTCATCTTGTTCAGAGTCATGTCTAGCTCTGGCATAATTTATAATTTTATCCCAGTGTTTTTTACTGATTGCAAAATTTGCAGCCATGTTCTTTCTCCTTTTTTAATATTATTAGTCTACAGCTATATTTCTATTAATAGACGTAGCCCAAGTTAACATTTCATTTCTTACGCTTGTTGTCTCTTCATCATCAACTGGCAATTCTTGTTTATACCAGTCATCATCTAAAGAAAATACATTTCTGATAAGATTAATATATCTATTCTTTATTAAAAAGATCCATTCTGAATCCAATAAAAGATTAAATAATCCCTCTTTATCAGTATCTATACCTCTCCATTGTACCTTATACAAAGTTTTCAATAATTCATAGATTCTATAGGTTTCATCTACTGCTATTTCTGCCTTCTTATTAACAGCTTTGATATTTTGTAATGTAGGTATTAACTTTAAAGCCCTAGATAATCTTTCTTCTGAAACTTTAAATCCAGTACATCTATCCATAATTTGACAATCAATTTCTTTACAATAATTATGGTTAAATAGTTTTAGATTTTCTCTATGATCAAAACCAGATTCAACTGCGTCAGAGCACCACTCAGTCCTAATGCCCATTCTATCTATATAATCACTATTCCAAGATTTTGGAACTCCAAGATGCATAGTATTAGGTGGATTTAAAGGTCCTGTATATCCACATATATATTCACCTAGCCACATAGATAGCGCATGATAAGTAGTAATCCAATTTGCTTGTATTGAAGGATCAACTATTGTTGTTGTTAAATCTCCAGTACATACATTTTGCCAATTATCTCCTTCATGCCCATATCTTCTTCCTATATATGGATGGTGTAAAGATTTATTAACTGGTGAAATTTTTCCCCTTAACTCAACTAAATTGTTACGTCTACCATAGGAATTTTTCATCTTTTTCCAATCTTTATTATTATGGAATTGATTAAATAGCTTTAATAAATTCATTTGTATTCTAATAGCCATAGGATGACCAGGAATAACTTGAATAATATTTCCACCTCTATCTCTATAGTTTAAATCTAGCTTATCAAAATAAAACATAAGTGTCAATTTAGTTCTTTTTAATTGATCTTCTAATGCTAAGTTTGGATCATCAGGTTGATCTATATAACACTCAATATAATCTTGATTATTATTACTAAGAATATAATCCTTAGTAGTATTTAATTGATTTTCAAGATCAGATTTAAATGTTGCAAAGTCATCTACAACCTCTTGAACATCTTCTGACCATACTACACCTTCTCTTCTTTTCTCAATTAATATTTCTTCTATATTTTTAATTGCATTACGAATTGATGTTTCATAATAAGCACGTTTTCTATCAAATATAGATTGAGCATTAGAAGGTCTTACTTGCCATCTTAATACATAATGTTCATAAATTCTCTTTATTTTATCATAAGTTCCTGGCTTCCATCTGAATTTTTTAGTAATTTCTAGATGATCTAGTCCAGGCCTTCTATCAGGATAATGTTCGCCATTAAAATTAGTATAACTATTATTAAAGTTATCTAATAAGCTTAGTATTTCTCCTTGAGGTCCTAAATACATTGCATCTGCAATTAATTGCATATCAGGATTAAACTCTTCTAAAGATATTCTATCTGTCATAGTATCCTCCAAATTTTAGAGTTTAGGAGATGGGGAGTAGCATTGATCATCGGGATATACTACAAGGACCACCTCCATATACTCTCAGTTATAAGTTATTGTTAACCGCCTGTTTTATTAGACGTTACTGCAGCTATATGCATTCCTGCTTCTATAGCATGATCATCACCAACAACAACACGATTTACATTGATCGTTGCACCGCCTAAGCCTTGCTCTTCTCTCAATTCTCGTATTGTATCTGCTTTTGTTTCAATTTCTGCAAATGATGATGAATTGTGTAATAAATACACTTTTACTGGACTTGCCATGATTTTCTCCTTTATTGTTTACTATCTCTGACTTTCGATTTCCATTCCTTTTTAGGAACGTACTTCCAATCTCCAGAGGAGACTTTAAGATTTGCCATTGCATCGTTTGTACGTACAATTTTATTCGTACTGATTTCTTTGATACACTTCATTTTAACTCCTTATAGAAGCTTTTCACCAAGATCATTTAATAGTTTTAATGTATCTTTAGTGAGTTTGAATTTAGTTCTCACACCAAGACCAACAACTATGTCTGTTGCAAAAGCTTTTCCATCAACCAGTTCAAATGTGCCAGCAATTTTAATATCTTTTAAATCTGCTGCATCTTGTGTTTTTGTTGAGTTAACTTTTCTTGGCATGATAGGTTGAAATGTCAACTTACTACCATTAACCTTTTTTGAATGTAATTGCTTTTTCTTTGGAGTTGCATTAGATCCTTGATTGGCTTCTGTATAATATTTACGAGTCCAATTATATACAGTAGCTTTATGTACTCCCATAGATTTAGCAATATTTGCGATTGAAGTTCCTGATAGATAATCTTTAACTGCTTTCACTTTAAATTTCTTATCTACCCATGATGTTTTCTTAGGCATTATGCAGTCCTCCATATTCTTATCTTTGTAGGATTATTTGATCTTCCCTCTAAAGTTCGCATTGTTACAGTCATTCCTAGCTTTTTAGCTTTTTCATATATAACACTTTGAGCTGATTTAGGGCAATAATCAGGCATATTACCATTGATTACAAAACTATCACCTATTTCCAGAGATTGTAAAAAATCATATTTACTAAGTCTATTACGACTACCATTAGTAAATTGAGGAATAGGTACACCTTTTTCTATTCTAATTATATTTGCTCTCACTTCTTCTCCTTCTTCTTGTTTATACATTCGTTTTAGTTGAGCTTCATCATTATTTTCTCTATATTTACTAAGAATTAGTGATGAAACTGTTGTTTTATTTGATACAGAGACTTTATAGTCACGTGTGGTTCGTATATCACCCCATGCAGTCAATATTCTTCTTACAGTTGTGTCACTACATCCTACCATTACAGCTAGATGTTTGTTACGAGCAGCTTGGCTCATTGTATGTGGAACATGTGGATTCAATTGAATAACTTTATCTATCAATGTTTTATCTACACGTACATTTTTCTTTTTTCCCTTCATGTGCTAACCTTCCTTTGTTGTTGAAATTAACAATAAGGGCCTATCAATAATAATATCAAGACCCTTAATCCGAGAGTATATTAATTGATGTGATCTTTATCAATGTTATCTTTCTCTGAAATCTCTTTTAAAATGCCTTCTAGTGCCTTTGCTCTTGCACTACTTTCAAGTTTGTCTTTAATTTGACCAATTAAATCCTTACCTAGCATTTCTTCAATTTCTTTATCAATAAATTCACCATCATTTTCTTTAAGTTTTTCTACAGCTTCTTGAGCAATATCTCTACCATCATCTTTAATTCCAAGATCTCTTAACTGCTCTTTATTTGATGAAGAACTTAATATTTTTTGATATTCTTGCTCCCATTGCTGCATGTTTTCCCAAAATTTATCAGCTTCATCTTCAAGCTCTTGATTTGCGACATTATTAAATTTATATGTACATATTTGAGCAGTACGTAGTAAATGAGTCATGTCTCTATTATAGTTAGCAAATAGAATAGCAGGGAATTTATCTTCTCTAATCAGTTTATTAATTAGATTATTAGTTCTTTGCATAAATTCTAAAACTATTATAATAGGTATTGTAGTTTCTTTGGCCATATAACCTCCACTTTTAGTTTTATTTGTTTATAGTTAATATTGTATGTCTAGGAAGGATTTAACTATTACCTTCAAGGGTACCGCTTCTGTAGCTCTTTTAGAGCGTCTCACCTTCTCTTTAGATTGTCATCTTACACTCATAAACCTAATTAAGGTTTACATTGTGCAAGGCTATCACAGCCAATTGAGAATGTATACTACCGTGAAGAACGGATTAAAGCATACTTAGTGACAGGAAAAGACTAGTTCAGTCTTATTTTTATCGGATCCCACCATTGATGTTGATTAAACTGCTAGTGTTCATTGAAACATTTTACTAGCGACCACAATGTCTATCTTTGTACCTGTAAGGGTCTTCATCCACTCCTATTCACAGGTTTCTAGATATCAGCAACATAACAATGATCAGTTGTTACACGGCTTGTCATACAATAAATTTATAGAGAGTAGTCTTCGCCTGTCCGCCACATATGACAGGTTTTATAGCTGCTTACCAAGTTCATGGGCCTTCTATTTGGCTAATATCAACACCGTTGACTGTCAAGTTGTACCTCGATCAGACCCCAATTCAAACCACTCTCTTTTGTTTTTCTCCTAATTTACCTTAATGTATATTTCATCAGGTATATTATTTTGAAAATAGTATTTCACAACAGCACACAGCCATCCATGTTTAATATTTGTTATATCTTTGCATTCTTCGCTGGCTGCAATCTCATTTAACATGTACCAAGCTCCTTGTCCTTCATCAAATGTTTTCTTTAATCTATATTTATTACCAGGAAAACAATTATCACTGAATAATACAGTGCATTTACTTTGATAATTAGAAACAATATCAAGTATTTCATCAGCTCCTGATACAAAGGGCTCTTTAGATACATTTTTGTCTGCATCGTCAAACATCCAAATCCCATTAGATTTATACGGATGTATAACATGTATAGCATTTGCGTCACTTAAGTCTTTGTTATTACTTGACTTAACTGGCTTAGTATTACGTTCTTTCTTAATATTAGCAACAGAATGTAATATATTTGTTAACCACTTCATAGATATCTCCATAGTTATTTATTTGATATTAATATACCGTTTAAATGATCCATCTCATGTTGTACTACAGTTGACATATAGCCATCAAATATCATATCTTCTTGATTGTTAGACTTTATCTTTACTTTATTATATCGTTGCACTTTATATTGTTTAGTGCCATTTTTAATAGATAAACATCCTTCCAAAGAGTCAAATGTTGAGTCATCTAGTATTTCAATTTCAGGGTTAATAAATATAATTATCTTACCATTGTCATTGATTCCAAAGACTCTATTTGTCATAAATATTTGATTAGCAGCCAATCCTACAGCATGATCTTTTAATGCTATGAGCATCATATTAATCTTAGATGCACATTGGTTATCTATCTCTTCATCTTTACATTTCTTACACTTATTACTTAAGAATTTCTTATTAGATTGTAGTCTCCAAGACATTGTAACCTCCTTGTGTCTGTTAGGTACACGTTTCGTATTAATATTGTGAGTATGCGAGAACTCTTGGTATATCCTTTGCACACTTAGGGCACATCCTCCCACCTTATGGTTATTATCCCACATACTCATCAAACCAATCGACAATAAAAGGAAAGGTAGAAGGGCAGGATGCTCCAGGAATGGGTTTCCCTGCCCTATTGTGTGCTACCAAGTTTTAATAACTACTACCAACGCTTAAACTCTTAATGATATCTCTAAGATAATTAGTATCATAACCCATTGCTCTCATATCACGTTGTAGGCTGTAGGCTGTACTACGTAGCTCTGTCATCTGCTGTCTCTGACGTCCTCTATTCGCAGGCCCATACTTTATCTTGATACCTTCACGCTTTATCACTTCTTCAGCGGCTTCAAAATTTTCTTCAAGTACTAATGCTGGTAAATCTTCTAAATTATACACCACAGTTGATGTCTTCTTGCTTGTTAATCCCATGTTTACTCCTTAATAGTTAATTAAATTAATCAAAAACTAAATATAATATAAATCAAAAATAACGTAAAAACGTTAGTGAAAACCCCTGTATAAGGGGTATGGGTACGTGGGAACACCAAGCACTAAAATGCTACAATTTTTAAAAGTTTTTGCTATTCGTCACAAAAAAGACTTGACTTATATCATATATTATCCGTATCAAGGTATATATCAATTAAAGTGGTACAATGAACTGGCAAGAAATGTTACAGCGAAAATGCCGGGAGATAAGAGAGCTAAAGCAGGAAATATCCTTGCTACAGGATATGTTGCGTTCATTTATACCAGTACTCAGCAAGGAACCAAATGGAAACAATAATAACAAAAAATGAGGGATTACAGGTGATTCGATGGTTAAATTTACTTATAGGTTTATGGTATATATATTTATGGCATGCTGGCTCTCCATCTTATATACTATGGATAGGGATATTGAACATTGGCGTGTGGTCACTGAGCCGCCAGATAAAACTTGGGGTAAAGTAGTTTATTTCGTACTTTACGTTACGTGCAGTGAGATAGGAAAACACTTGGATAGAAATCCAATGGGTGGCTATCAATGTCCTGCATATTGTGATGTAGATCACAAACACATAAGGAGAAATGATGAAACAGCAAAGGAAGAATCCGACAAAGAAGCAGATGATTCAATATATAGACCAGTTACTATTGCAGGTAGAGAATAATAATAGAGCTGTATATGATGCAGTAGCTATTATAACTGACTATATAGAGATGAAAAAAGATACGCAAAGGTTCGCAGAGTTCCGATCTGAAAAGTTTGGATCTGCAAACGAGATTTCTAATTTTGGAAGTCGAATTATTAAGTTCTTTAAAAACAGATACTTACAGCTTAAAAAAGTACTTGATTATTAAATAAAAACCTAGTAAACTAGTACGAGCTAATTAGGTCAAGTCAAGGAGCATACAATGAAAATATATAAATTAGTTATAGCTTATAACGAAAAGGAAGAGGAGATGGAGTATATAGAGGAGACACTAGAAGATGATAGCTTTTATGAAGAAGATACTGAAAGTGTATGCATAGGAACATTAGATTTATCTGAAGTGTTTGAAGACTATGAAGAGTTTGCTAAACATTTCACAGGAGAGATTGGAAAAGCATAATTATCCAGCCTGGCGGCTGGCGCTTCGCGGGTTATGCTATAATGTAATAAATAAGGGGAATAATCATGCCTAGAGGTAAAGGTACGTATGGAAAACAAGTAGGTAGGCCTTCTAAAAAGACTACTAAGAAGACAACGCCTAAAAGAAAAAAGTATTAATGAACTCTATTTCAGGACTACATAGATCTAATACTATATCAAGAAAAACAAAGCCTGTTAAACTAGGCTTTTTTGCAAAAATAAAGGAGAGAGTATGGCGGATGCATGGAGAAATGCTAAAGCGATTGAAGAACTTCGTGGGGAAGTACAAGAATTAAAAGAGAACTTTGTAAAGGTTATGGAGATCATTACAAAGGATAAAGAAAAGAAAAAGTGGTATGCGCCAGTACAAGGTAAACGGGATAACGCATAATGTATACGAACCAGATGATCCTATTCCAGGCCGTATAGAGGTTTTAACAAACTGGAAAGAAGGACAAGCTGGTGATTGGGTCATGGCAGATGACGACTGCGTAATACAGATTTTAAGACGTGGACGTATGCATCGCACGAAAGGTAAGAAGAAGGTCAGAGAATATGTGGGCACTTGCACCGGAACTTTTATAGTTGCCCCAAGTGCGAAGATGGATACTTCGCGAAGAGAAAACATTTACTCATTCGGTGGAACGAGACACTCGGACGATATTCTCTTGGATCGGACTAGTCTTAGTACATGCGAGCATGCTTTCGTTTTATACATGGCACAAGGCATACCAATGGATGAAGCTTATTTAAAAGCTTTTCCCACTGAAAATAGAAGGTATGCATTTTCTCGTGCAAAAAAACTTATAAAAACGGAGAGAATAAATACAGCTATGAAAGAAGAATTGAAACCAGTATTAGAGGAGCTAGGAATAAACGAATCGTACGTTCTTGAAAAGATTAAAACAACAGCAGAAACTGCAGAAAAAGAAGATGTTAGATTGCGGGCATTATTCAAGCTCAGTGATATCATGGATCTCGAAGATAAAAATGAGACAAAGGTAACACAGGTAACTGGTGCATTATTTCAAGGGTTTAGCCCTAATGAATTAGAACAAGCAGAAAGGCCAAAGGAAATACCAAGTGAATCTGAAAAAGGCAAAAGAAAAGACTAAAATACTAAGCGACAGGACCAAGTACGTAGGAAGCAAGGGTCTTTTTCCAAACTGGACAGATTCTGCTGCAAATAGTCTTTTTTTTGATGCACTTGAGTCGATTACTTTACATATAGAAGAATTAGAAACCAGGATAAAGGAGCTTGAGAAGAAATGAGTAAGAATTACGAAGGAGATCTTCCACCAGGAAGTCCTCTATTAAATACAAATGTTATAAATCAAGCAGAAGCTATAAATGCTTTAGATGCTATAGAGGTAGATACTGAACAAGTTCCTGGGGTATTAGACCCAATTGCCACTATACCTGTATTATCTGCTGCGTCTAAAACCTTAGGAGATGCTGCAAGAGCTATAGATGAATTATTGCCTACTACTTCATTAGATCCTTATATCCCCAATGTTGAAACTGTTGCAGGTTTTATTCCTGGTGTAGGTGATTTAAATACAGGAGAGTATTCTGCTTTAGACATATTAGGTTTAGGTCTTGATGCATTTGGAGGTGGTTTATTATTTGATTCTATAAGATCTGGAGGTAAAGCAAGGAAGGCTGCAGATCAAAGTAGAGAGCTAGCTCCTCCTGTTATAGATGAAGCGGCAATAAGACGTAGTATAACAAGAAGAAATGCTGCGGCAAGAGACAATCTAAATGTTGGAACCTTTGAACCTTCGCCAGAAATGAGAGCTCAATTAGATGCAATAGGCGCACCAAGTAACGAGGAATTTGCACGAATGCAAGCAAGAATAGACGCTGGAGTTGTTCCTGAGGATATGCTAGAAACTGCAAGCCCTTCAATGTTAAGAGCTTTAGATGAAGAGGCAGGATGGGCAGTTAAGGCTGCAAGACATCGTGATAATGCTCAAAAAAAGTTTGATGCTATGGAATATGGTGAGTTTAATATAAATCAAACAGAGTTATTCGAAGAAGTTAATTTGGGTCAAAAAGTAATTAAAAGAACGTTTAGAAGGAATGATAAAAGCAATACAGGCTTTCATATGGAAATCCATCCAAGCTCAACCCCTAATCAGATTTCAGTTAGAATAAACGCTGCAGGTAGAACTAAAGCTACTAGTTTTGATACTAGAATGGATGAGATAGAAGCTGGACAAAATTATTTTAGATATACTATTAATCATATAGATACCGATACTCCTGTTATAAGTCATATACATTTATATTCTAGCAATTCAACAAGAATTTCTAATTCGATGAGAGGGGCAATAGAAACGGCTAGATTACTAAGAGATACTTTAGATCATCTACCTAGTGGTGCTATTATAAATGAAAATGTCCTCACTCTAGATTCTCTATATTTAATGTTAAATCAAATTTCTAAAAAAGGGCAAAAAGGAAAGGTTAATATAATACCGAGTAAATACACAGGAAAGCCTCGTCCTAGCTATGCAAGAGTTTCTGAAGTATCTAAACCTAGTAAGCTTGCAAAATCAGGAGAGTATAATAAAGTATTATCTATATTTGCTGATATAGAAAAGAGATTAATTGATCAGGGAAAATTAAACCCTGAGGATACTTTTGGATTTGAAATAGACCCAAAATTTGATAATAAATTAAAATTTCATCAATTTACAATTAGTGATTTAAAAGCTGTTGTTCCTATGTTTTTTGGGGCAGAGTCATGGGAAGAAATGTCTAAACAATTAGATAATGAAGATGATACTATAAATAATATTATAGATATGGAAAGTAGTATATTTGAATAATGGCTAATATAAATAAAAAAAATGTAAGCCAAGCTGAGTTAGATCTTGAACTTGCTAAGGCAGACTTAATAACATTTGGTAAACTATTTCTACCTGATGATTTTATGCGAAGTGAAACTCCATTCTTTCATTATGAAGTTGCAGATGCTATAAATGATTTAAGCGTAAGGCAGTTAGGAGTAATATTGCCTAGAGGTCATGGTAAAACAGTATTAACTAAGTGTGGAATTATGCATGATTTTTGTTTTGCTACGGATCCATTATTTTATGGATGGGTTGCTGCCTCTTCTAAGATTAGTGTTCCTAATTTAGATTATATAAAATATCATTTGGAATATAACGATAAAATTCGTTATTATTTTGGCGAGTTAAAGGGGAGAAAATGGACAGAAGACGATATAGAGTTAAAAAATGGATGTAAATTACTCAGTAAATCGAATCTTTCGGGTATACGTGGAGGTGCTAAGCTCCATAAAAGATACGATCTTATCGTGCTCGATGATTTTGAGGATGAGAATAATACCGTTACGCCTGAGTCTCGTGCTAAAATTAGCAATCTTGTTACGGCTGTTGTGTTCCCTGCTTTGGAACCTCACACTGGGAGGCTTAGAATTAATGGTACACCTGTGCATTTTGATAGTTTTATCGCCAATATACTTACTGGACATAGTAAGGCGAAAGCTGCAGGAGAAAATTTTAGTTGGAAAGTAATTACCTATAAAGCTTTACAGGCTGATGGTACTCCTTTATGGCCTAGTTGGTTTGGTCATGAAGAAATGAAACGTAAGAAGAAGTTCTATGCTGATTCAGGTCAGCCACAGAAGTTCTTCCAAGAGTATATGATGGAAGTGCAAAATGAGGAAGATGCAATTTTCACTAGAGATCATATAAAATATTGGGATGGTGATTTTAGATATGATGAAGAGACAGGAATTTCGTACATTATTACAAAAGATGCTGGCGAGCGTCCTGTCAGTGTGTTTGCTGGTCTCGACCCCGCTACAGATTCTGCTCGTAGGGATAGTGACTTCAGCGTTCTACTTGTTGTGGGCGTTGATATTGATAATAATGTATATATTATTGACTATCTTCGCAAGCGTTCATTGCCTGTCCTCGGAATCCCGGGCGAGCATAAAAAGGGAATCGTTGATCACGTCTTCGAGTATAATAACATCTATCATCCTTCCCTTTTTACAATTGAAGAAACAACTATGTCTAGACCAGTGTTTCAGTCGCTTATGGCAGAAATGCGTAGGCGCAATGACTTCAGCGTCAAGTATTGCGCTGAAAAACCAGGAAACAGATTATCAAAGCGCGACAGGATCCAAGAAATTCTTGCTCAAAGGTTCGCAATACGTTCGATCTTCCTTAAGAAAGATATGTGGGATCTTCAACAGGAAATTATAACATTTGGTCCGAGAATGGGTCATGATGATACAATTGATGCATTAGCATATGCATGTAAATATGCTTTCCCTCCAAAGGGGTTGCAAAAAAATAAAGAAGGTAGTTATTACAAAAATAAACCCCAAGCAAGATCTTGGGTAACAGCATAAGGAGAATATTATGGCGAATGAAATGCCAGGAGTAGAGGGTTTTTATAATTTTTTACAAGTAGCAGTAGCTGATAAAATCTATGGTGGAAAAATGGATCCAGTTGAAGGAGCAGGATGGCGAACTGGAGCGGATTTAAAAGGAGCTTTTGATAAGCCTTTAGGTGATTTTAATTTAAAAGATGTTGAGCTAACTTCAGGTGGCCAGAGTAAAGAAGCGATTGCAGAGAAACTAGGTATAGCTTTTGAAGATACTGTAATAGATACAGTAAAATATGATGATGCATTAAATTATGAATTTGTAGTGGGATCAAAAACTGATCCTGGAATAAGTAAAGTAATGAAATCAGAAGGAACATCAAATGTTAATCCTAATTTAGGAAAAATGGATCACATGGTAGATGAATATTCAAGAGCTTTTTTAAAAGCAGATGCTGAAAAAACTGGAGCTTTTGGAAGTGGAATGTTCGATGAGAGAAAAGATAAATATGATGATGTAATGAGTATGCTTCGAGATAAATTAAATAAAGAAGGCGGTATGAAAGAAATGTGGGATGATCCTTCAGGCTATTGGTCTGAGACTTATCAAAAATATGCCGAAGCTTTTGGCTCTAAGTAATGGCTAAGGTATTTTCAACAAGTGATTTATCAGTACCAGATAACAGTGATTTAAAAACTGGAGATACTAGACGTCAGTATAATAAGAAGAAAAAAAAGAAGAAAGGCGACTATCCTCTAGCTAATAATAAGTATGAGGAAGGGAAATAATGGCAAAAAAAATAAATAAAAAAGCTCAAAGAATAAGGAATATATATAATAGAGCCAATAGTGCATCTAGGCATGAATGGGAATATGTAAACCAAAAAGGATTCGATTTTGCTAATGATAATCAACTGACAGAAGAAGAGAGAACTTCTTTATCAGAGCAAGGAATGCCTACATTTACTATTAATAGAATTGCTCCTGTTGTAGAGATGTTAAATTTTTATGCTACTGCTAATACTCCAAGATGGCAAGCAATAGGTACTGAAGGATCTGATTCTGATGTAGCAGCATTATTCTCAGATATGGCAGATTATATATGGTATAGTTCTGATGGTGGTACAAAATATGGAAATGCTGTTAATGATGCTATTACAAAATCTATTGGTTGGATGCAGGTTTCAGTTAATCAAGATGCTGATAATGGAATGGGAGAGGTTGAAATTTTACAACCAGAGCCTTTTGATATATATGTAGATCCTAAGGCGAGAGATATTTTATTTAGAGATGCTGCTTTTATGTTAGTTAGAAAAGTTATGCCTAAATCTCATTTAGCATCTTTATTCCCTCAATTTGAGAAAAAAATTAAAAATGCAGGCTCAGACGAAAATAGTGATACTAATTTTACAGAGAAAGCACTAGGAGGAATTAGGAAGGATTTTGCGTATAAAGATATATCATCAGCAGAGTCAATTAATCCTAAGACGGGAGAGACAGACGATTTAATTGAGTTTTTCGAACTTTACGAAAAAATCAAGGTATCGTATGTCAATGTATTTTATCAAGTACCACCTGATCCACAAACAATACAAATGATTACTAAGCAAGTAGAGACTAGGCTTGCAGAGTTAAAAGCAGAGATGGATGTTAGAGCTTTAGAACAAACTAATGCTCTTAGTCAAAAGTTAGAAGCGGGAGAGATATTAAAAGAAAGATTTGATTTAGAAGTTTATAAATTACAACAACAAAACGAACAGGCATTACAACAGGCTCAGCAGGAGATGCAAAGCAAGCTAATTGCAGAGCAATCTAAAATTGAAAACAGGACAATGTCTGAAGAAGAGTTTAAGATTTTAATGGAAGATGAATTATTTTCTAAGAATGTTGTAGATACTGTTCAATTTTACGGAACAAGAGTACAACAAACTTGTGTTGCTGGTAATGAATTATTATATGAAAAAACATTACCAGAAAATGTTACAGAATATCCATTAGTTCCATTTCATTATAAATGGACAGGTACTCCATATCCTGTTAGTGCAGTATCTCCATTAATAGGAAAACAAAGAGAAATTAATAAATCACATCAGATTATGGTGCATAATGCATCGCTGGGGAGCAGTCTTAGATGGTTGCATGAAGAGGGGTCGATTGATACAGATTACTGGGAGAAATACTCCTCCTCTCCTGGCGCTTTACTGCCAGTTCGTCCCGGTGCTGCACCACCGACTCCCGTGCAACCTATGCCATTATCAAATGCTTTCTTTACTATAGTTCAGGAAAGTAAAGGTGACATGGAATATCTTGCAGGTATTTATGGAGCAATGCAAGGCGATACTAAGCAACAACATGATACTTTTAGAGGTATGATGGCGCTAGATGAATATGGAACTAGACGTGTAAAGCAATGGATGAAGAATGCTATAGAGCCTGCTCTTAAGCAATTAGGTATTGTTACAATGCAATTTTCACAAGCAGTATATACGGCACATAAAGTATTTAGAATAGTTCAACCTAGTGCACTACAAGAAGAAAGAAAAGTAGAAATTAACGTACCTATGTATAATGATTATGGGGAGGCTATAGGTAAATATAATGATTATAGTGCTGCTAAATTTGATATTAGAATTGTTTCTGGCTCTACATTGCCTGTTAATAGATGGGCATATTTAGCTGAATTAAAAGAATTATTACAATTAGGTGTTGTTGATGATATAGCTGTATTGTCTGAGACAGACTTAAGAAATAAAGAAAAAATTGCTCAAAGGAAAAGTCAATATGCTCAATTGAGTGGAGCGTTAAACAGATCTAACGAGACAATTAAAGACCTACAAGGTACTATTGAGACACTAGAAAGACAACTTGTTCAAGCTGGAGTTAAAGGTAAGATTATGCAAGCTGAGATGGAGATTGAAAAATCTAAAGTTGAAGCTCAAGCAAATGCTAAGGATGCTTTAAGGCAGACTGAAGCAGAGCAGAAGTTATTACAACAAACAATGAAGAAGGATGTAGACTCTGTAAGAGATAAAGGTGAAACAGAGCAAGAGCGTCAAAAAATAAGACTTGAAGGTGAAACAAATAAAATAATTAATGAGTTGCAAAATACTACAAAAGAGTAGTACTTTGTACGTTAATTTAATCGACAATAAGGAGAGATAAATGGCAGAAGTACAAAAAAGTGGCAACCCTGAACAAGGCCCCACTACAGATGACTTCTTCACTGCACTAGAAAATGAAGTAAATTCTGGTGTAAAAGATGCACCAATCACTGAGGTAACCCAACCACAAACTCAGGGCGCCCCTGCGGTAACCCCTACTCAAAACGTGGAAGGCTCCAATAATAGTACAGATTGGGAGAAAAGGTATAAGGATTCAACTCGTGAAGCTCAGAAAATGAATACTGAACTAAACGATTTAAGACCTTTTGTACCAATTCTAAACGCGATGAAACATGATAGCGGACTTGTAGACCATGTTCGTGGCTATCTGCAAGGTGGTGGTAAACCAGTTCAGAGTGTTCAAGATAAACTAAAGCTAGGTGAAGACTTTGTCTATGATGCTCATGATGCTGTAACAGATCCTGAATCAGACTCGGCAAGAGTAATGCAGGCTCATATTGATACTGCGGTTACTAAAAGAGCTCAGGAAATTTTACATAATGAACGACAACGTAGTGCTAAAATTCAACAAGATGTTGCAAAAAAGCAAAAAGAAGTTGAGTTCAAAAAGCGTCATAAGATGACAGATGAAGACTTCAATAGTATGGTTGCGAAAGCTAAAGAGCATACAATGACCTTGGATGATATTCATTATATTTTGAATAAAGATCAAGCAAATAAGAATGTGGCTAATGCAACTAAAAAGGATATGTTGAACCAAATGCAGAATGTTAGGAATGTACCTACAAGCGCTAGTGGAGCTAGCAGTACTCAAGTTGAAGCAAATGTTGATGATTCAATGTTTGATCAAGTTTTGGGTATTGACAGTGACTTAGAGACACTGTTTGACGAATAGGTAATCTTAAAGGATTAATCGTCAGACAATAAACATAACACGTTAGGAGGTTAATCCAATGGCTGATTTATTTAGCGCACGATATCCTAGTGCTGATCTAACTGTTGCGGACGACTTCGCAGGTAGTATTAATGATGCTACAGGTCTGAAGACGGGTGACATTAGACGTAAGTATAACTTTGGAAATCGTGTATCCGAATTAGCAATAGCTCAAGATCCATTTTTTAGATTTTTGAGCATGACATCAAAAAAGCCTACTGATGATCCTCAGTTTAAATATGCTGAGAAGCGCGGTAGCTGGCATAAAAGGTATGCCTACGTAGTTGGTTGGGTAAATAGTGCAGGTGCAGATGTTTTTAATGATGCAGAAATTAAAGATACTGCAGGCGCAGCTCTTGTAGCTGGTAATACTGTAAAAGTTTACATGGCTTGCGACTACGAAAATAAAGGTAACATTCAGAATGTTTATGGACAGTCAAACAATGCAATCACCGTAGGTGGTTCAGATACTGCTCCTGGATTTTTCTTGAATGACCAAATAATGAAAATCAATCTTAGTGCAACTGCTCAAGGTGGTGCTGCAGTAGCTGGTTACGCTCTAGTAAGAGTTAAAAATGTAGCAGCGTCAGCAAATACTAGTGCATATGCAGGATATGATTTATCAACATCTGGAGCAACATCAAGTACTGCTAAAAGTGCTGTATTACTTACTTGTGAAGTAGTAAGAGCACCTGAAAGTGCTGCTGTTGAACTATGTTCCTATAGAGCAGATAAACCATTAGAAGGCGTATATAGTGCTAATGTGGCTGATGTATTAGAGCCTGCACGTTCATACGTAGTTGGTAATGCTCATTTAGAGGGATCTGGTTATCCAGACACTTGGAAAGATCAACCTTACTCATTCAACCATGGCCAAACTCAAATTTGGAAAACATCCATGGCAATGACAAATACTGCAAGAGCAACAAGCTTGAAGTATGATGCTAGTGAATGGGCAAGAATCTGGAAAGAAAAGCTAGTAGAACACAAATGGGATATTGAACAATCTTTATTATTTGGATCTCAACAATCTCAAAGTAACTATAACTACACTCAAGGTGCAGTTGATTTCGTTTTAAATCATGGTAATGTATTTAGCTTAAATACAGCTACTAAGACAGCAGACGATTTCTTAGATGATCTTTCAAGTTATTCTGATCCAAGATATAACAATTCACAGGCAACAGTATTCTTCTGTGATACAGCTACATATAACTGGATGCACAAATTAGGTGGATACTTTAAGAATAATCTTGAAGTTTCTCCTCAATTCCGTGCTGATATGGCTATATCAGGTAAGAAGAAAGCATTTGGGATTGATATTACTACAATTAGCACACCTTATGGTGATATTAATTGTGCTCGTAATATTCACCTAGATGGAAGTTCTGTGAATATCATAGGCATAAACATGAAATATTGTTCTTATCGTCCACTTAGTGGAAATAACGTAGATCGTGATACTTCAGTTTATGTAGGCGTGCAAACATTAGAAAACAGTGGTATTGATCGCAGGGTAGATCTAATCCTTACCGAGGCTGGTATGGAATGGCAAATGCCTGAAGCTCATGCTATCTGGAAAGCGTAAGGAGATAAATCATGAGTATACCATATTTATACGGTTCAAATGCTGAGGATGCTAAACTCCAAGACGTACTAAAAATCAATTT